AAGATGCGTGCGCCTGCCAAGATTTTTGCGCGTGCAAATTGAAACCTAGGGGGGATACCCCGAAGGCAGCCTCATACCAGGCATGGCCAGTGGGCACAACCTGCCGATCAGTTGAGGTCGGCGATGAACTTTTCGATATTGATGGCTTTGGATTTCCCCACCGAGCGAATGATGGAGTTGGCGACGTTTTCTTCAACGACGCTGTTCCATTTGGAAAAGCTCTTGTCCGTCACGCTCTTGTCAAACGCAGATCGGACCTCCTCACGCCCAGCTTTCATATCAGCCGCCAGAGCGGACTGAACGAGGCATTTTGCGATGACGTCGGCTTTGCGCACTGGGAGTTTTCCGGTGGGTTTGAAGCCTCCATATTAACGATTACCAACGACTGAACCCAGATGGCCGGACGAAAACCACTCCCGACGGAGATCAAAAAGCTCAGGGGAACCCTGCAAAAGTGCAGAACTAACCCGCATGAGCCACAGCCCCAAGGGGATCTGGTTGCGCCGCCCGAGTACATGTCTGACGGTGCCAAGCAGGCCTGGCGCTATGCCATTGACAGCGCGCCCGAGCATTTGCTGCGCAAGCTTGATATGTCGGTGCTGGAGGTTTGGTCCTGCGCCGCTGACCTGTACCGCAAGGCCCAGATCGGAATCACCAAGACGGGTCTGCTGATCAAAGCGCCGAACACCGGTGTGCCGATGCAGTCGCCGTACCTGGCCATCGCCAACAAGCAGGCCCAGATCATGACCAAGGCAGCGGTGGAGATGGGATTTACGCCAGCCTCTCGTTCGCGTATCACACAGCCCACAGATACCCAGATCGATCTCGATCCTTGGGCGGACATAGCAGGCTGAGACTGAACTTTGGCAGCAGATAACTACGCCGCCGTTGCCCGCAAGTATGCGCAGGCAGTCGTTGCCGGTGACATCCTGACCTGCAAATGGGTCCAGCGGGCATGCCAACGGCAGTTGAACGATCTGGCAAAGTTCAAGGGCAAGGCAAGTCCCTACCAGTTCAACCCAAAGCTCACCGACAAGGACGGGCGGGAATTCCATCCCGCTGACAACCTGTGCGCGTTCATTGAACGCCTGCCCCACGTCAAGGGGCCGCTGGCAGGCGAGACGATCAAGTTGGAGCCTTGGCAGGTGTTCATCCTGACCACCGTATTTGGATGGGTCAAGCCTGACGGTAATCGCCGCTTTCGGCGCTCGTACATTGAGGTGCCACGTGGCAACGCTAAGTCGACTCTGTCGTCTGCGCTTGCGCTGTACATGCTGGCCGCCGATGGTGAAGGTGGTGCAGAGGTTTACTCTCTGGCCACCACCCGCGACCAGGCGCGCATTGTGTTTGGTGATGCGCAGACCATGGCGCGCAGGTCACAGGGCTTTCGCAGCCGGTTCTCTGTCAACGTTGGTGCGCACAACATGAACGTGCTGCATACCGGCTCAAAGTTTGAAGCGCTCTCGGCAGAGGGATCTACGCTCGACGGCCTGAACATTCACTTCGGCTGCATTGATGAACTGCACGCCCACAAAACCCGCACCGTCTATGACGTGGTGGAGACCGGTACCGGCAAGCGAGATAACTCACTTCTGTGGGTGATCACCACCGCTGGCAGCAATCGCGCAGGCATTTGCTACGAGGTACGCATCTTTGTAACCCGACTGCTCGATGGCGTGTTCGAGGATGACAGCCAGTTTGGCATCGTCTACGGGCTGGATGACGGGGACGACTGGACCAGCGAAGACTCGCTGATGAAGGCGAACCCCAATTGGGGTATTTCGGTGCGCCCGGAAATTCTGGGACCGCTGCAAGCCAAGGCCATGCAACTCCCCAGTGCGATGAACAACTTCAAGACCAAACACTTGAACGAGTGGGTCAATGCCGACACCGCATGGATGGACATGCGCTCCTGGGACGCCTGTGCTGATCAGGACCTGGACATCGAGTCCTTTGTCGGCCAGCCCTGCTGGGTGGGTCTGGACCTGGCCAGCAAGACGGACATTGCCGCCTTGGTCATTGTTTTTGCCCATCCTGAGATTGCCGATGCGTTTGCAGTCTTTGGCAAGTACTACCTGCCAGAGGACACGGTCAACGCCAACGGCAACAGTCAGTACTCCGGTTGGATGCACACCGGACGGCTGACGGTGACGCCTGGCAATGTGATTGATTTCAGTTGGATCGAAGCGGATCTGAATGATCTGTCCTCTCGCTTTGCTGTTCAGGCAGTCGCGTTTGATCCGTTTCAGGCGACGCAACTCTCGACCCGAATGATGAGTGAGGGTCTGCCCATGATTGAAGTGCGTCCGACGGTGCTGAATTTCTCAGAACCGATGAAGACGCTTGAAGCCCTGGTGCTTCAAAAGAAATTGGTTCACGACGGTGACCCGGTGCTCGGCTGGATGGTCAGCAACGTGGTGGCCCACCTGGACGCGAAAGACAACATTTACCCACGCAAGGAGCGAGCAGAAAACAAGATCGACGGCATCGTGGCACTGATCATGGCCCTTTCAAGGGCAATCAAACCGGGGGACTCGGTGGTGCTGGGATCCGACTACGAACTCATGCTGCTTTGAACTGATGGGACTGTTTAGCTTTTTTGATCGCTATCGAGGATCTGGTAGCTCCAACGCCTCAGGTGGAGATCGTTCGCCATGGGGTGACTTTTCATTCGAGTCAGTGTCTGCGCGTACCAGCAGTGGCATGCGCGTCTCGCCCGATAGCGCGCTGCGCCTAGCTGCTGTGTATGCCTGTGTGCGGATACTGGCCGAAACAATTGCATCACTGCCATTGGTGGTTTACCAGCGCCGCCCTGACGGCGGCAAGGACAGGGTCACGGACCACTGGCTTTACCGCTTAATGGCCAAGCGGCCGAACCGGTTTCAAAATCCTTTTGAGTGGCGCGAGATGCTGCAAGGACACCTGGCTTTGCGCGGTAACGCCTTTAACCAGATCATCACCAACCCGCGCGGCGAGATCATCGAACTCATGCCGATCCACCCGGACCGGGTCAAGATTGAGTTGTTGCCATCAGGTGAATACCGCTACCGAATTAGCGATCGTTCTGGCACTGAGGTGATCTTGCCAAGAGGGGAGGTCTGGCACTTGCGTGGCCTGTCCTCGGACGGCTTGATGGGTATGAGCCCGATTGAGCTTGCCCGGGAGAATCTGGGTACTGCACTAGCAGCCCAAGGCTATGGTGCACGTTTCTTTGCCAATGACGCCAAGCCCACAGGAGGGTGGATTGAATTTCCTGGCTCGTTCAAGGACTCCGAGGCCAAGAAGGTGTTTCGTGAGTCTTATCAGCAGGCGCAGTCCGGCTCCAACCGGGGCAAGGTCCTGGTGTTGGAAAACGGCATGAAGTTTCACGAAGTGGGCGTCACAAACAAAGACGCCCAGTTTCTGGAACTGCGCAAGTTTCAGATCACCGACGTGGCCCGGCTCTTTCGTGTGCCACCGCACATGATTGCTGATCTTGATAGAGCGACCTTCTCCAACATCGAGCAGCAGAGTCTGGAGTTCGTCATGCACACCATGACGCCTTGGGCTGAGCGCTGGGAGGCTAGCATTCAATCTGAGTTACTTCTTGAGAGTGACGATATAGAGATTGAGTTTGATTTCGCCAATCTGATGCGCGGCGATGCGTCCAGCCGCTCAAGCTACTACCAAAGCGGAATTCAGAACGGCTGGCTCACCAGAAACGAAGCACGCATTGCAGAAAATCTCAATCCCATTGACGGACTTGATCAGCCACTACGACCACTCAATATGGTCGAGGAGGACGTGGCGGAGGATTTGGAAATCGATACACAAACAGAAGTGGCAAAGCCACTGGAGAAAAAAGCGATCAAGCCTTCGGAGGATGAGAGTGTTACCCGACTCAGTGGGCGATATAGCGCCCTTGTTCAAACGACCTCTGAGCGACTTGCTCGCCGTATCAGCCGATCAGATCATCTGGCCGAAAAAGACATCTTGTTGATCTCCCAAGCCTTGGCCGTACCGCTAGACCAGGTTCAGCTTTGGGCAAGCCAAATAGACGAGCCGCTAGATCAAAAACAGCTTACCGAATCACTTATCTCCCTCGGACAGAATTTATGAAAAACCAACTTTTAGTCGCTGAATTTTTGGCAACGCCTTGGGCCTTGATGCCTGAGCGTTTAAGTGCTCTGGCCACTGTCATTTCCCGGTGGTCGCAAGGTGAGCCTGCCAGCGACGCCGCCAGGTTTCAGGTCCAAACAGACCGTGTGCTGCGCGACACTCGCAGACAGACCTCGGCTGCCATTTCGGGTGGCGGCATTGCCGTCATCCCGATTTACGGCGTCATCACACAGCGTGGAAATATGGTGGATGACGTCTCCGGCCCTGGCATGGTCAGCACCCAGATCGTCACCCAAATGCTCAGACAAGCTGTTGCCGACGACGCGGTCAGTCAGATATTGCTGGACATTGATAGCCCTGGCGGCAGCGTCTACGGCGTTTCTGAACTGGGTGATGCTATTTTGAGTGCTCGTGCCCAAAAGCCGGTGGTGGCCATCGCTAACAGTCTGGCAGCTTCGGCGGCTTACTGGATCGGTTCCCAAGCCAGTGAGTTCTACGTCACATCCGGCGGAGAAGTCGGCTCAATTGGCGTGTGGCAGGCGCACCAGGACTACAGCAAAGCCATGGATGAAGCTGGCGTTAAGACGACGCTCATATCGGCGGGCAAGTTCAAGGTCGAGGGAAATCCATATGCACCACTGGACGAAGAAGCGCAAGGATTTATGCAGTCCCGCGTAGATGACTATTACGCCGCATTTACCAAGGCTGTGGCCAAGGGGCGTGGTGTGCCCATCACTCAGGTACGAGATGGAATGGGCCAGGGCCGGGTCTTGGGCGCTGATGCGGCCTTGGCTCAAAACATGGTCGACGGCATCGCCAGCTTCGATCAGGTCTTGAGCAAGATGCATAAAGACGCGGCGTCAAGTGCTAAGACCAGTCCACCTGCCAAGCTCAAAACCTCCCGATTGGCCCAAGCCCGCTCAGAGCTTGGGATTTTGTAATTTGGACTGCTCAGGAGTTGCTCCGTTGAGCGCCTCCAGTCCGAAAGGCGACCCGTAGGTCGCAAACCTGATGCGTGACTAGCTTTGCGCATTTTTTAATATTTGCAATCCCGCCACCCAAGAGGTGGTTTTTTTACGTCTGGAGAAACCCAAATGAGTAAGCAATTGCGCGAGCTTCAAGCTCGTAAGTCTGATCTTGTCAAAGAGGCTCGTGCCTTAACTGACATCGCCGCCCAAGAAAACCGTGACCTCTCAGATGAGGAGGTAACCAAGTTCAATGGACTCAAGAGTCGAATTGAGACCGCTTCGGCAGCAATTGACCGCGAGTCGGCCTTGATTTCCGAAGAGGTTCAGATGGGGGCGCATGTAGGCAACCACTCTGGTGCTGGTAATGGTTCGGTATTCCCAAGCGTCATAGTGAGCGATAACCGCGAACTCGACCCCAAACATGGGTTTCAAAGCCTGGGTGACTTTTTGCAAAACGTCTGCCATGCGCAAAAGCCAGGCAACCCGATAGACGATCGCCTGCTGATTGGCAGCGGTCGTGGTGCTGCCGCTCCAGCCACCTTTGGCAGTGAAGGCTCCGGTCAAGACGGTGGCTTCTTTGTACCGCCACAGTTCTCAAAGGAGATTTTCCAGCTGTCTTTGGGCGAGGACTCATTGCTGCCGCTTACTGACAATGTGGAGATCAGCGGAAACACCATGGCGTTTCCTAAGGATGAAACCACGCCCTGGGGCACCAACGGCATTCGCGCTTACTGGCAAGGCGAAGCGGCGCCTTCGGTGACCACCAAGCCCGTGTTAGGACTGTCTACTTTGCGGCTCAAAAAGCTGATGGCTCTGGTGCCAACAACCGATGAGTTGTTGGAAGACGCCAATGCCTTGTCGACCTATCTGCCCGAGAAAATTGCACACTCCATTCGCTGGAAAACCAATGAATCCATCCTGTTCGGCTCGGGCTCTGGCGTACCGGTAGGTGCACTCAATGCTGGCGCTACGGTCAGTGTGGCCAAGGAGACTGGGCAGTTGACTCAAACGCTGCTTCCGCAAAACCTGGCCAAGATGATTGCGCGACTTCCCTCGGGCAGCCTGGCCAATGCGGTATGGATCGTCAACAACGACGTGCTGCCAGCATTGTTCACCTTAACCTTGGGGAACTACCCGATCTACCTGCCTACCGGATTGAACGTTGGCGGCATGCAGGTCTCTCCCTACGGCACGCTGCTGGGTCGCCCGGTGTTTGTGTCTCAGCACGCCAACACCTTCTCGGCCCAAGGGGACATCTTGCTGGTGGACCTGAAGTACTACCAGACCATCACCAAGGCAGGTGGCATGCAGACCGCCACATCGATGCACCTGTACTTCGATGCTGATCTCACGGCGTTTCGAACCACCTTCCGTATGGATGGTCAGTCGAAGATTTCTACAGCGATCACGCCTGCCAAAGGCAGCGCAACGATGTCGCCCTTCATCCAACTGGGCGCGCGCTAAGCAGCCCCAAACCTTAGGAGAAAACTATGTTTCCCAACGCAAAAGGCAGCGAACTGCTGTCCGTTCTCGCCACCATCGACCCTGCCGCGCAAGCCGCAGGAACTGTCACTACAGGCTGGATTTCTGTGGCCAACCACCACGGATTCCTCTCCTTGGTTCAGACCGGAGTGCTCGGCACCAGCGCCACAGTGGATGCGAAGTTGCAGCAAGCTGTTGATTCCACTGGCACCAGTGCCAAGGACATCACCGGCAAAGCGATCACCCAGATCATCAAAGCCACAGGCGACAACAAGCAGGCGCTTATCAACGTTAAGCCCGAGGAGCTCGACACAGTCAACGGCTTTGGCTTTGTTCGCCTGTCTCTGACGGTAGGAGTGGCTGCCAGCCAAACTGCTGCTCAAGTCCTAGGTGTTAATCCGCGAGAGCTCCCTGCCAATGCTGGTAATCAGGCGGCTGTTGTGCAGATTGTCTAAATGCCACTGCAACTCGTTTCAGCTCCAGCCGGGGAGCCGATCACGCTTCTTGAGGCAAAGCAGCACCTGCGGGTGGATGTTGATGACGATGATGCATTGATCGGCTCGCTGATTACGGCAGCCCGGCAGGCAGCCGAGACTCGCACCGGCAGGCAGTTGATGACTGCCCGCTGGAAGCTGGTGCTCGACGCCTTTCCGGGTTCTTTGGCCAATCATGTTCCATCCGATGCTTCCTTTAGTTTGCCTGGGCACGCAATCCTTCTTGATAAATGCCCAGTGCAGTCATTGGTCAGCATCGAGTACCTTGACATGAATGGCAACCCCGAGTTGATGCCGCCTGGCGATTACGTCTTGGACGCAGCATGCGAGCCTGCGAGACTCACCCCGGTATTTGGTAAGACTTGGCCCCCGACTCTCCCACAGATTGGCTCTGTGAGCGTCACCTTTGACGCAGGATACGGCGCAGGCTCCTCTGTGCCCGAGGGAATCAAGAGTTGGATTAAGTTGCGTGTGGGAAGCCTGTACGGACATCGGGAAGAAATGGCAGTGCTAACGCGCGGTCGCATTGACTCATTGCCATTTGTAGATGGACTTTTAGACGGCTACCGCGTAAGCGTTGTATGAGCTTAATCAGTGCTGGTCAGATGAGCCAGCGTGTTCGCATTCAGCAGCCCACTGTTGCAAAAGATGCATTGGGTGCGCCGACACAGACCTGGAGCGATATAGCGACTGTCTGGGCTGATATACAACCGATATCAGGGCGCGAGGCACGAATTGCAGATCGTATAGCTGCGGTGGTGAGTCATCAAATTACTGTGCGTTACAGACCCGAGTTCAACGACCCCAAAAGCGTTTCACAAATGCGAGTTCTGTTTCGAGATCGTATTTTTTCAATCTATGCTGCCCTTAATGAAGACGAGGCCAATGTCTCGGTCATGCTTTTGGCAAGTGAAGGGGCGCGCAATGGCTAAAGTTGAAACAGTTCGCATTGAAGGACTGGCACAACTTGATCGTGCACTTCGTGAACTGCCTGACCGTGTTGCTAATCGAGGGCTCAGGGCATCGGTTTACGCAGGAGCAAAGGTCATACGTGATGAGGCGCGTGCTCAGGCTCCAAAAGCTGCGCAGTCGCTTGGCTCTAAGCAACCACCACCCGGAACGCTCAAGCGTTCGGTGATCATGAAGCACGTTCGCGAGCTATCTGGTGGGGGTCGCCAGACCTTTTATGTTTTGGTGCGCCACGGTAAAAAGTACCGCAATCAAGGCAAGCGAGGGAACCTATCGCAAGATGCTTGGTATTGGCGCTTTGTTGAATTAGGTACTCGCAAGATGGCGGCTCGTCCATTTCTGCGTCCGGCACTGGAATCTCGCCGCCGCCAAGCCGTTGATGCCATTAAGCAGCGACTGACCCAGCGCATCGAGATAGAAGCGCGAGCCTTGAATGGTCGATAACGATGCAGGACTTCTATGACGCGATCAAACATCTGGCCGCTGGGCAGGTGTACGCCATCGTTGCACCTGCGGGTGCTCAGTATCCGACGCTTGTTTACACCCCTATTGATCAGTCAAACGTTGCGTCGCTTGACGGACCAAACCAGCTGCGGCGCTCGCGAGTGCAAGTCGATGCGTACGCACTAACGCTGGTCGCTTGCGAACAACTGCAAGAGCAGGTCCTTGCGGCATTGCTAGCCAGTATCAAAACGGTGGCCGATGTACGCATGGGCCTTACCGATTTCGACGATGAAGCCGGTACTTACCGGATATCCGTGGACTTCACCTACTACCGGTAACGGTGGTCAGGTTGTCTTTTCATTTTTTTATGGAGGCCTTTTATGCCTAGTACTGCCATCACCGCGCAGGGCATCACCATTGCCCGGTTTGGAACCACAACCTTTGAGACCATCCCCAACGTAGTCTCCTTTCAGGGGCCTGGGGGTCAAGCCTCAGTTATTGACGTCACCAATCTTGCTTCAACAGCCAAAGAGAAGAGAGTCGGTCTTCGCGATGAAGGTCAACTCTCACTGAGCCTGCACTTCAATCCTGACGACACGGTCCATCAGGGCCTTCGTACAGATCGAGCCAATCGCGTGCGCCGCCAGTTCAAGATCACCTTCACCGACACCACGCCCGCTGCGACATGGACTTTCTACGGCTACGTTACACAGTTCAGTGTTCAAGGTGGTGTGGATGCTGTAGTTGAAGCTAGCGTCACGATCGAAATCGATGGCGATATCACGGAGGCATAAAGACTATGAATATTTTGACCAAAGAAGCCATCCTTGCAGCCGATGATCTGCCGCGCGAAACAGTCCTGGTACCTGAGTGGGGGGGAGACGTCTACGTCCGCACCATGAGCGGTACGGACCGCGATGCCTTTGAGAGCAGCCTTATTGCTCGCGATGGTGCAAAGGATGGTCGTATGGAAAACGTTCGAGCCAGACTTGTCGCGCTCACCCTTTGCGATGCGACGGGCAGCCGTCTTTTTGAAGATGGTGAAATTGTTGCCCTTGGCCGAAAAAGTGCTCGTGCACTAGACAGGGTTTTCGCTGTTGCTCAGCGTCTAAACGGTATCGGTATCGAGCAGGCTGAATTAGCAAAAAAGGACTAAAGGCCAATCCCACTCGTCGCTTCGCTTTTCGCTTGGCGCTTGCGCTGGGCATGCCGGTTCGTGAGCTATTGCAGCGGATCGGATCAGACGAGATCACCGAGTGGATGGCCTTTTATCAACTGGAACCCTTTGGCGACATGCGGGCTGATTTGAGAAGTGGTGTGATTGCGTCAACCTTTGCCAACGCCAACCGTACCAAGCACGCACGTCCTTTTACGCCAGAAGATTTCATGCCATTTATCGACCGACCCGAGCCAATTGATGAGGCCCGATTGAACGTCGCTCGTCTTAAGTCAATGTTTGCACACAGGGTCAAAAAGCATGGCTGATCTTGGCTCACTTGTCGTAAAGCTTTCGGCGGAAACCTCTGAGTTTCGTGCCGATCTAGGACGGACGGCGCGACTTTTAGATCGACATGCCAATGACATGAAGACCTCGCTGCAGCAGGTCTCATCCATTGCCAGGACAACCTTTGCGGTAGCGATAGGTGCGACCTCTGTTGCCGCCTTGAGAGACTTTGTTAGTCAGACCATCGAGGCCGCTGCGGCTCTTCAGGGTTTCTCAGAGCAGACAGGCGCAAGTGCTGCGGCCCTTTCAGGCTTTGCACCCGTGGCCACTATTTCAGGCACGGCCATGGAGGCAATTGGCGGCAATCTCGCCAAACTCTCCAAAGGCTTGGCAGGTGTTGATGATGAGACTGCTGGGGCAACGAAGGCGCTGCAGTTTTTAGGTATTCGCGCAAAAGAAGCCAGTGGAACTTTGCGTGATCCTGCAGAGGTCATGAATGATGTCGCGCTCAAATTGGCGGAGTTTGAGGACGGTGCTGGAAAAACCGCTATTGCAATGGAACTCTTTGGAAAGTCGGGGGCCACCATGCTCCCGTTCCTTAAAGATTTGGCTGAAAACCAAGACCTAAACATTCGCTTAACGGCTAAGCAAATTGAGGAGGCAGACAACGCCTCCAAGGCAATGGGCCGCATGAGAGCAGAGTCGAATTTCGTTGCTCAGACTTTGGTGACGGCGGCAATTCCTTCAATGTCCGTTTTGACACAAGAACTCAAGCGTGTTTTTCTGGGAACAGATAACGCAGTTGAGGGAATTCAGCGCATGCGCGCTGAAGGTACGCTGACCAACTGGGCAGAGAAAACGGCCTATGCGATTGCCGTCGTTATTGATGCACTTCGAGGTATTGGCCACACAATCAAATCGGTCATCGGCAGCTTTTCTGCTGTTTGGGCCGATATTGAATTGGCGGGAACATTCTTGGCGGGGGGTAAAGGGCTCAATCCTTTTTCAGATGAAAACCGTTCTCGCTTGCAGGCAGCGCTTGAAAAGCGCAATGCCATCGTGGCGCAGTCCAACCAGAACTACGTTGAGCTCTGGGATATGCCGCTTTTGGCAGATGCGGTAACTAAACGATTTGACGAGATCCGCAAAGGTTCGGAGGCTTCCAACGCAGCCATTCAGGCAGCCGCTCCCAGAAAGCAGTTGAATTACAGCACTGCGACTGGCGCTGTTTCGGCCAATGCAATGGCCGGAATAGACAGCGAGATTAAGCGTCTTCAGGGGCAGGTGGATGTCGAAAGTGCCATCCTCAAGGATAGGCAAAGAATCATCGACCTCTACGAAAGTCAGGGCTACCTGAGCTTTAAAGAAGCAAGTGAGGCGCGCCTGGCTGCGCAAGAAGACTTCACGGAAAAGCTTCGTGCACTGTCTGCAGATGAAGAGACGATCTTGCGCAGAGGCCTAGAGACAGTCGCTAAGACCACCCAAGACAAACTTAAGCTTCAGGATCGTCTGGCTGAAATCACTTTAAAACGGCAAAGACTAGAGCGTGAAGCTCAACAGTCGAATTTGGAGCGCCAGATTCGGTTGCCTGGCGAGTCGATGAAGGATCTGCAAGAGCAAGCAGCCCGAGGGCTTGGGGAGCTTCGTGCGGTTGAAGAGCAAATCAAAACTTTGCGTGAAACGGGCGCTATCAGTGAACTGAAATCATTGCAGCAACTGGCAACGGCACGCCAAGAAAGTGGTCTTCAATTGTCAGCGCTTGCTCGACAGGCACGTGAATTGGCTGAGGCAGCGCCTGGTAACGAAAAGCTAGCAGATGCCCTCAGAAAAATCGAGGAAGCGGCTCGACAGGCAGCTGATGGCGCATCTCTTTTGACTTTACGTGTCAAGGAACTGTCTGATCCGGAAGCTGGCTTTGCCAAGGGCCTGCGCTCTGTTGCCGAAGAAGCCGAGCAGGTTGGCAAGCAAATGGAGTCAGCCACCACCCGAGCATTTAACGGGATGACCGATGCTTTGGTGAACTTTGTGATGACCGGCAAGCTTGATTTCAGAACCTTGGCAAACTCCATCATTTCTGACTTGATCAGGATTCAGATTCAGAGGGCCATCACACTGCCCCTGGCCAACGCCATGGCCGGGTTTTTTGGTTTTGCCAGCGGTGGTGTCATGACTTCTGCAGGTCCAACTGCACTGCGCAGTTATGCCAGCGGGGGTATTGCCAACTCACCTCAGTTAGCCCTTTTTGGTGAAGGCTCTCGCCCAGAAGCCTATGTACCGCTGCCTGATGGTCGTTCAATTCCCGTAACCATGAGTGGGGCTGGGGGCGGTGGGGATGTCTTCAACATTTCCGTCAGTTTGACTGACTCAGGTGCATCTAGCCGTGGTGATGACCCAGGTGGGCGCGATTTAGGCCGCGCTATAGCAAGTGCAGTGCGGCAAGAACTCCTTGCGCAAAAACGTGCCGGTGGCCTGCTTGACGGTCGCAGGGGGGCGTAAATGGCCACATTTACTTGGACTCCTTCTGTTGGTGCCAATTTGTCAATGCGTCCCACAGTGCGCCGTGTCTCCTTTGGTGATGGCTATGAACAGCGCTTGGGATTCGGAATCAATACACAGCCGCAGGTGTGGTCGCTGGAGTTTCGCGGACGCACCAGTAGTGATGCCGTAGCAATCGACAACTTTCTTCGGGCTCGTGGTGCAGTCCAGGCCTTTGATTGGACGCCTCCAGGTGGATTGCCTGCCAAGTTTGTTTGTGATGAATGGAGTCGTTCCGTGGACGAGCCAAATATTGAATCTGTCCGAGCAACTTTTAAGCAGGTATTTGATCTCTCATGACTGCTGTCGCCATCTCTTCGGAAATCCAGAAGCTCGCACCCAGTAGTGTCATTGAGCTGTTCGTTTTGGATCTGGCGATCTTTGGACAGGGGCCAGTGCGCTTTCATGCAGGTACAAATGCGTTGCAGCAGCGCGTGGTCTGGCAGGGGAACGCCTACGAAGCATTTCCAATTGAGGTCGAGGGGTTCGAGTTCAACGGCAATGGCCAGGTGCCAAGGCCGCGTCTGCGCGTGGCGAACGTCACTGGAGCCATTACGGCGCTTGTACTGACCTATCAGGACTTGGTGGGTGCCAAGATCACACGCAAGCGAACGCTTGCCAAATACCTTGACGCAGTTAATTTTTCCGGTGGATCAAACCCAACTGCTGACCCTTTGGCGGAGTTTGCCGATGACATTTATTACATGGATCGAAAGTCGCGTGAGACTAGAGATGTTGTTGAGTTCGAACTCGCAGCTTCATTTGATCTTGAGGGCGTAACTTTGCCGCGCAGGCAGATCGTTCAAAACGTATGTCCCTGGCGTTACCGGGGATCTGAGTGTGGCTACACAGGCTCAAATTATTTCAACGCTAACGATCAGTCGGTTGTTTCAAGCATTCAGGATATCTGTGGCAAGCGATTGGCTTCATGCCAAGTGCGGTTTGGACAAAACGCTGAGCTTCCATTCGGCGGTTTCCCCGCAGCTGGGTTGATTCGTTGATGCAAAGCGAGAACCAGTCTCTGGCAATGGATCACGCCCGCGAGGAGTATCCGCGCGAATCTTGTGGCTTGCTTGTGATCCGCCGTGGCCGTGAGGTGTATGTGCCTTGCCGAAACATCGGCGTGGGCACCGATCAATTCGTTATTCATCCCGAGGACTTCGCACAAGCTGACTCAAGGGGGCAGATCGTAGGCGTGGTGCACAGCCATCCGGGCTTACCTCCGACAGCGAGTCAGGCCGATCGCGTGGCTTGTGAAGCCAGTGGTTTGCCTTGGCACATCATCAGTTTTCCCAGTGGTCAATGGGCGCAAATTCAGCCTTCTGGCTATGTCGCACCGCTTGTGGGGCGTGAATGGTCTCACGGTGTTCTTGACTGTTACGCGTTACTGCGGGACTGGTTCCAGTCGGAGCGTGGGGTTGTGCTTCCAAACTTCGTGCGCTTTGATGATTGGTGGAAACGTGGTGAGAACTTGTACATCGACAACTTCGAAAAAGTAGGTTTTACGCAAGTCAAGCCAGAGGAAATCCAAATGGGCGATTGCATCTTGATGCAGGTTGCTTCGCCTGTTCCCAATCACGCTGCCGTCTATCTCGGGGATGGACTGATCCTGCATCACTTGCAAGGACGTCTTTCCAGCCGCGATGTTTACGGTGGGTACTGGCAAAAAGTTACAACGCACGTCATTCGATATGGTCACAGTCATACTTCTCGGTGAACTCGGACGCAGCTTTGGGCGCAGGCATACCCTTGCCATTTCATCAGCCGCAGAAGCGATTCGCGCGCTTAGTGCCAACTTTCCTACCTTTGAGCGGGAGTTGGTTGCCTCCGGTGAACGCGGGGTTGGCTACCGGGTGCTTGCTGGCCGAGATTCCCTTAACTTGGAGCGATTGCACGAGCCCACCGGCTCCCAGCGCATCACGATTGCGCCGGTATTGTCTGGCGCTGGCGGAGATGGTTTGGGGCAAATCTTGCTTGGCGCAGCATTGCTTGCCGTCGCATGGTGGAACCCACTTGGCTGGGCTGCATCGGGTGCATTTCTGTCTCAGGCCACGCTCTATTCGGTGGGCACAGCCATGATTCTTGGCGGTGTTGCGCAGATGATTGCACCCACACCCAAAGCAACTGAACCATCTGAGCGTCCAGAAAACAAGCCAAGCTACAGCTTCAACGGTGCAGTCAACACGACGGCACAGGGTCACCCCGTGCCTGTGGGTTATGGTCGATTGATTGTTGGCTCGGCTGTGATCAGTGCAGGTATTGATGTCGACGAGATTCCTGCATGACTGAACTAATCATCGGCGCAGGAGGTGGTGGCAAAGGGGGCGGAGGTGCTAGCGCACGCGTAGCCCAAGAAGCGCCTGACAGCTTACGCTCCAAAGCCTATGCACGGGTTGTTGATCTCATTTCCGAGGGAGAGATTGAGGGCTTGGTCGATGGGCTCCAATCGGTATATCTGGACGACACGCCCATACAGAACGCCGACGGTACAACCAATTTTTCTGGCGTAACGCTTGAGACCAGAGATGGCACACAGCAGCAAAGCTACGTACCTGGGTTCTCTTCTGTCGAAAACGAGGTACCCGTTGGCGTTGAGATCAAGGCGAGCCAGCCTGTGGTTCGCTCAATCACTGATCCTGATGTAGACGCAGTCAGGATTAAGGTGAGCGTTGGGCAACTGACCAACCAAGACACGACCAATGGAGATCTGAACGGAAGCGCTGTATCGTTTTCCATCGATCGGCAGGTCAGCGGCGGCGGGTTTGTCGAAGTAATAAACGACACGATCTCAGGTAAGACCACGACCAAGTACCAGCGCAGTTACTACGTGCCGCTAACCGGTAACGGCCCGTGGGAAATTCGTGTTCGGCGTGTCACGGCGGATTCAACCTCCAGCGCCATCCAGAACAAGACCTACCTCGACTCCTACACCGAAGTTGTTGAGAGCAAGCTGCGCTATCCCAACAGCGCCTTGGTTGCGTTGAGGGTAGATGCTTCGCAGTTTTCGGCCATCCCTCGGCGCAGCTACGACATGAAACTGCTGCGTGTCCGTGTGCCGGTGAACTATGACCCTGGTACACGAACCTACAGTGGCGTGTGGAACGGAAACTTCAAAATCGCATGGACAGACAACCCTGCGTGGTGTTTTTATGACCTGGTCACCAGTACCCGGTACGGCTTGGGTGGATACATCCCTGAGTCACAGGTCGACAAATGGGCGCTTTACCGAGTAGCGCAGTACTGTGACCAGTTGGTTCCTAACGGGCTTGGGGGCTTTGAGCCACGCTTTACCTGTAACTTGTATCTTCAGACGCGCGAGCAGGCTTACAAGGTCGTGCAGGACATGGCCTCGATTTTTCGAGGCATGGTGTATTGGTCGGGTGGAGCAATCACTGTCACGCAGGACGCACCCAGTGATGCGGTTTACCAGTTCGCCCCCGGCAACGTGGTGGACGGTGAGTTTGCCTACCAAGGGTCTTCAGCTAAAGCTCGTCACACCGTGGCGCTCGTGACCTGGAATGATCCAGATGATTTCTACCGTCAGAAGGTTGAATATGTCGAAGATGCCGCAGGTATCGCCCGTTATGGGATTGTGCAAAGCGATGTAGTTGCACTCGGTTGCACTGCTCGAGGTCAAGCCCACCGGGTGGGCAAGTGGCTTTTGTTCTCCGAGCAATCTGAGTCAGAAATTGTCACTTTCCGAACGGGCCTTGAAGGTGCAGTGGTGCGTCCAGGCGACGTCATCAAGGTCGCTGATCCTGTTCGCGGCGGTATGCGCTTGGGTGGTCGGACCGCCGCTGCAACGGCTAGCACTGTCACGCTCGACCAAGAGTTGCCAGCTGATTTACCTTGGCGACTCTCGGTCGTTTTGCCGAATGGAACTGTCGAGGAGCGACTGGTGGGGCCTGTATCCGGTCGCACTTTGACAGTGACGATACCGTTCAGTTCGGTCCCCCAAGTTGATGCAATTTGGATGTTGGCATCCTCAATCATTGAGCCGCAGCTTTTTAGGGTGGTGTCTGTCGCTGAGCGTGATCCGGGTGTCCATGAAGTAACGGCACTGGCGCACAACCCAAGCAAATACGCAGCGATTGAAGAAGGTCTGGCACTTCAGCCACGCTCGATTACTGTTCTTTCGGACATTCCTCCACCGCCTACGGGGTTGGCAATGCAAGAGAGTCTTTATAGGGTGAAAGACCAGGCTCAAGTCTTGGTTCAGGTCTCATGGACCGAGGTTCAAACTGCCATTGCCTACCGCCTGTCTTATCGGGTCGCAGGCGGAAACTTCGTAAGCCTGCCACTGACCAGCGCAAACTACGCTGAAATTCGTGACGCCCAAGAGGGGCAGTACGAGTTCAGTCTGAGAGCCATTGGCATCACCCGTAAGGAGAGCATTCCCGCAACGCTCAGCGGGGTAGTGCTGGGTAAGACGTTGCCGCCATCGGACGTCACTGGATTTACGGTCCAGCGCAGAGTTTCAGACTTGATGATTGCTTGGGATGAACTGCAAGATGCTGACCTCTCAGGATACGAGGTGCGTGTGGGGCCAGGTTGGGATGATGCTCAACTTGTGGCCAAGACGTCAGGTACTCAGATGTTGCATGATCAAAGTGCAGCAGGTCAGTACCCGTATCACATTCGTGCGATTGATACCTCTGGAAATTACAGCGCGCACGTAACAACCTTTGTTCTGAATTTACTTGCTCCGAGTACGGTTCGGCAGTTCGATGTTGTGCAATCGGCCAATCGTTTGGAATTTCGCTGGCAACCTAACCCTGAGCCAGAGGTGGTGGGCTATGAGTTACGCGAAGGGGCGGCTTGGGACGCTTCGCTATTTGTTGCCGAGGTCAAATCCACCAGCTACACGCTGCCATCCGGTTTTGATGGCGAACGTAAGTTTTGGATCAAAGCAATTGCGTCACCTGGGATTTACAGCGACACGCCGACCTTTGTCTCGACGGTGGTGGCCCAACCCCAAAACGCAAATCTAATACTCGCACGCGATGAGCAGGCTCTAGGGTTTCCTGGTACCAAGCACTTCGCATCGGTCGTCTCGGTCAATGGCCGCAATGTGCTGCGCATGAGCACTGGTGCTCAGATGGCTGAGTATCTATTTGAGTTGGACTTGGTCTCACCCATCCGTGCTCAGAACACGTTGCTCAACAGTTTGGGTGCATCGGTTGATGACCGTACAACATGGCTGGAGGCGAACTTTCCTTGGGCAAGTGATGCTGCCAAACGCCAATGGGCATATGACGGTGCAATTGCCAACGTGGATGCGCGGTTTCAAATTGCGCGTGAAGATGCGCTGCAAGCCGGAGAAATTTACGGCTGGAGGCTTAATGGTTCCACTAACGGTCTTGGTAACCCGTTGCTAAGCCAAGCAGCAAGCGTGAGTTACGCCGCAGGTCGTTATGGGGACGGGCTGATGGTCAAGGACACGACCCGAGTCGCTTGGAGTGTGAGCATTCCAGACGTCTTTCACACGTCATTCTGGTTTGCGCCTTCTGAGATTACAACTTGTGTCATCTGGGCCGCGACAGGCTCATCGGGGCAACTGCTCGTGGGATATGACGCTTCAAATGCCTCCTTTTTCTTGGAGGACCAACTCTCAAGGCGAGTGAGTGTTGCGTTCTCTGTATCCATTACGGACAGGATTTGTCTCGGTGTTTGTCAAACGGCCAGCGAGCGCCGACTCTTTGCAGGACGAATGGGTGGTGATATCGATTCGGCGAGCGCTGCAATAGCGCCGGTCGGCACCTTTACAAGCCTGCGTTTGTACTAGATCTAGCTCAACCAAATTTCACCCAACCGTGTCGCTGCTCTCGCAAGAGGCGGCGTCATTTTTTTTAAATGAGGACTTTTATGATCCAAGAATCTATGCAGCTTTATGGCGCGATGACTCTCATCGTGCACCGTTCTAACGGCGAGGTTGAAACTGTTCACAAGGACAACATCATCGTCAACGTGGGCTTCGACTTTATTGCCGATGCCATTGGAAAGTCTGTCAGTCGTCCCAACGTGATGGGATTCATTGCCCTTGGCACAGGGACTACCGCAGCCGCAGCAACACAGTCGGCGCTGGTGACAGAACTCGATCGCAACGCTGCGACCTACGCCCATACTGCTGGCACCAAAACATTTACTTTCACAGCTGATTTCCTGGCTGGTGATGGGACCGGTGCAATCACAGAGGCAGGGGTATTCAACGCAGCGTCAGCTGGCATCATGTTTGACCGAGTGGTGTTCCCTGTGGTCAATAAAGGTGCTGATGACAGCCTGACCGCCGTTTTCACCTTCACGATGAGCTGATCGTCATGCCCGAAACGGTGACGGTTACTGAAACCCAGGGATCTCGCTACACCTGGGCATCTGCCGGATTCACATGGTCGAGTGCCAGCGCAGGGAAAAGCTGGACAGCAGCCTATCCTGCGGTCTATAGCATTGCTGTAGCCGCAACGCTTGCCTTCATCGAAGCTGGATCGCGAAGCTGGACAAAGCGTTCGAGTGAGAGCCTTCCAATTTCAGAAGGGCGAAAAAACATATTCACCCTGCGTGAATCTGAGGCGGTTGGGTTCTCTGAAACCTACTCGGACCTCATCGCTTTTGTTTTGCGCTGGGTTGAATCGATGGCCTTTGCAGAAGGCGTCGCGAAAGGCAACAAAAAACAAGCGGCAGAGTCATTCCAGGCTGCTGACTACCTTACGCGAGCACTGACAAAAAATACTGGCGAAAGCGTCACATGGTCTGAATCACTTCGGCAAAACAGCGTAAAGCGCCTAGCTGAATTGATGCCCATCTCTGAATCCCTTCAAAAGCTAATCGTAAAAAACAGGTCCGAATGCTTTGGACTAGGCGACGACTTGGATCGGGTCATCACAAAGCAGGTTGCAGAGGCGATTGCGTTTGCTGAAACCTACACAGACCTCATTGCTTTTGTCTTGCGAGTGAGCGAAGGCCTTGGCGTCAGCGATTTAGGCGCTAAGCAGGTAAGAAAGCCACTCGTTGAATCCTTTGGCACGTCCGATAAGGTGACCCGCCAAGCGATCAAGCGAGTTGCCGAAGCCGTGGCCATTGGCGAGGCCCTAGGCAGGACTGTGGCATACCGACGCAACCTCACTGATGGCTTCGGCGTATCTGAGGCACTGCGAAAAGCTTTGAGGCTGACCGCTCGAGAGGCGTTACTTCTTGCCGAGCAGTACCGCAGGCATGCCAATGGCGTTATCAGCGACATGATTGTTGCCAGCGGTGAGATCACTGAAGATGACTTTGCAGCCATCGTTCAGTCTGGACATCCACCGGGCTACACCGACTTTCGAGATTTCATTCAGGGTGACTACACCTACCGACGCGCTCTATTCAGAGCAATTTTGAACTCAAGAAATTCAGACCGTGGCTTTATTGATGCCCTGAGGGTAACGGTGGATGTGCCCGACATCTTTGATCGGGGTACAGCTCAGATTACCGACGCAGCTTCTGGTGTCGCAATCACTTTCACACGCACCTTTCGGGTTCCTCCCGAAGTCACTATGACCCACAAGGGCGGAACGGTCGTGGCAATAGCGCGGCTAGTTGGCTCCATCACAACAGGCGGCTTTACCGCTGTTCTGGAAAACACGTCCGGCACTCGGGTTGCCGGTTCCTTCACTTGGATTGCACAGGGGTACTAAATGCAAAACTTTACCGACATTCCGTCGTCGCGCTCGCTTTCAGATTCGCTCATTGAGATTTTGAATAATGACAAGACTGGAATTTCTTGCAATAGCGGCACAACTTTTCCGACTACAAATCAGCAAGTCGGGATGCTTTGCTACCGCACAGATCAATTGAAGCTCTATCAGTTGATCGGAACCAACCCCGATAACTGGCGCTTCATCTTGGACTTGTCCAGTGGGATCGATTCCCAGTTTGCGGCCAAGCTCAATGCCGCTTCCTATACCGCTGCCGATGTCTTGGCAAAGCTTCTTACCGTTGATGGTGCTGGAACTGGTTTGGATGCTGACTTTCTCGATGGTCAGCATGCGAGTGCATTTGCTTCGTCCACGCACAATCACAACACAACGTACCTTGGAATTACTGCCAAAGCCGCTGACGCCGACAAGTTGGATGGCTACGACTCAGCCGCGTTTGTGAGGTCAGTAAACGGAGCCGGTCCTGACGCAGCAGGAAATGCGACGGTCAACATCGACTTATCAAGTCGGGTTGCGAAGACGGGCGACACGATGACGGGAAATCTCGTCATGTCCAACAGCGCGAACATTCGGTCTTCTCGCCCCGGCGACAACGCCCGTGACACGGGCTACAAGATGTCGGATGGTCAAGACTTGGGGGAGATGAACCGTAGCAATCAGTACTACGACGACTTGGCCAGCAATTGCAACGGCTACGTCCCCAATGGGAATTGCCAAGGAAATCCATATTGGACTCCCCCTAACGGTAACTGGTGGACTTGGTACACGCTTATTGGGCAGACGGCTTGGCACAACAGCGGCTCCTATGACGGCGCTGGGGGAACCACCTACGCAAATAACGCTGTTTCAGTGAGCTTTAACTACGACGCTTACTACCTGAGTGCCGATGAAATTGGCGGCGGAGAGTACCGCCGCAATTACCGCAACTGCAACTGTGGAGCCTTCAACTGCCGTACTAACTGCAACTGCGCTTGTTGTGGCAACTGCTGCGGCTGCTGCTAAGGGGCATAGGCATGAAACTTTATATTGTCAAAAATGCCGGGCTATCTGGAGCGCGTGATTACAACATCAACATCGTGGTTGATCGTGCCGCTGAGACCGTTAAAGCGAGTCTGGCTTTGCGCGCCATTCATAACTCAGCCCCCGAGATCGGGGACGAATCTTTTCGTCCCTATGTAGACAAAGATAGCGTCCTCTTTTCTGCGCGAGAGTTAAGGGCTGGGCGGGATTGGTCAGAGCGTCAAGCTTACCTTGCTGGGTTTGACTGGCTGTCTGGTCGGTTTCGCTCACCAGTTCCATTGAGCACGTTTACGATGCCCACCCGGTTCTCGGCAGCAGATGCCTCGCGGCATGTCTGGAATGGCAACTTTTTAGTTGGCTTAAATGTTCCATTCGCCAACAGCACGTTTGATGAATGTTTTGTCACCGTCAACTTAGGTCAGGGGGCTTGCGAGTGTTTAGTGGACGGCCTGCCGATTGAGGATATTGAGGAGTCCGCATACCAATTCTCCGGCTATGTCCGCGAAATGGAATTTCCAAGTGTCCGAGTTGATGCAGTCGCCCCAACGGTCAAAGCCGGAGAGCCCGCCAGTTTCAACTTGCAAATGGTCGACGGCCTGGGCAATCCGATCACCCGCGATGCCGATCTGTATCTGGAAACGGTCAATGGCTTCTTGCCGGTCACGCGCCGCACCAGTCAAGGCGGTAAGGCGGTGGCGACGGTGTTGACCACGGGGATGCAAGCAGGTGATGCGGTTCGGCTGAAGGCGGGATTTAAGTTCTACCCCGGCGCGAGTGATGCTGAGGTGGCCATCACATGATCCGTGAACTGTTTTCAGCTCGGGTTTACCAGGGCGAATTTCCGTTGGATAACGCCACCCGCGAATCGATGCGAAGGTGCGCCCTGGAAAGCCACGCTCGCTACAACCTTGACGGGATGCCTTGGTCACGCAATGGAGTGAGCAACATCCTCACTGCGCCCGAGTCGGGCGATATCTTCCTTGCGTTGTCTGACGAGGTCAGGCGGCTCATAGTTGATGAATACGGCTGCACCCCTTTGTCCTTGACTGCGCGCGAGGTGGTGGTTCAGGCCGGTCAGTTCATTCCGCTGCATGTTGAGGCTACCGAGTTATCAGCGATCTATTGGATAGCTGGGACACCGCAGCCCAATAGGTGCCAGCAGAACTACGCTGGCGCGCTAGCGCTGGTCAACCCAAGCGGTGCTTACGGCGCAAGAAAACTACCTTGGGAGGGATGGAGGTCGGAACTGATCCATCCCAAGCCTGGGACGCTCGTGATCTTCCCCAGTTACTTGGCGCATCACAGCCACCCTTACAACGGCGTAGAACCTTCTGTCGAACTGCACTTTGAGATCAGTTTGAACCCGTTAGATATGTCCAGAAAGATTCACCATGCACATTGTTGACAACTTGGTTGACCCTGAACTGATGCAGGTCACAAGGGATTGGTTTCAGCACCAGACCCTTTCGTTTGGATGGCGTGCTCATGAAAAATCACCAGCAGCCTTTTGGCACCGAAACTACGTTCTGCCGGGCACGAATAAACACCACTACGACAGTCATGTCTGGCACCCAAGTCTGACCCTTGCTGCCTTTTTGTCGCAAGGCGGGCCCCTGGCTGAAGTGACCAAGCGAGTTCAGCAGCGCTTCTTTGGCGACACCCAACTCACCCGAGTCTGGGCCAACGCACAGACCTTTGGTGACGAGGCGTCATTGCACAGGGACTTCCCCGCCGAGTTTGCAGGCAGGGCTAGGTCGGTGGTTTGGTATCCGGTTTTGAAGTGGGATAAAGACTGGGGCGGCGACTTTATCGTGATGGGCGACGATGGCGAAATCGAGCATTGCGCCATGGTCAAGCCCAATCGGATGGTGGTGTTTGACGGCACGCGAGCCCATGCGGCTCGGCCGATTTCAAGGTTTTGCACTGAGCTTCGGATTGCAGTGTCCTTTGGCTGCGAGATCGTCCCATGATTGAGTACCTCTGGCCAACGCCCATACTGACGCTGGATGCGCCATTCGACGCGGACCAGTTAAGTGAATTGCTGGCGTACTCAACTGGGAAAGCAGCCTACAAACGAGCCAACCCTCCAGTTAACAAGTTGCCAGACATCACGAGCATAAAGTTGCGCGGGCATTACAACTTGTTTGATGCGGAGCAGGAGGTTGGCGCTCCAGAGGTATGGCATGTGTTCAGGCGTTGGGTGGATACAACCTACCGGGCGTTTTTGCTTGATGCCCACGGCGTCAATAACGCCGACGATCTGGACATTGTGGCGCGCTGCATTGTTGGCCACTACACACCAGGGATGCGAACCCCGCCTCACTACCACCACACCTGTGACCATGTGCTGTGCCTGTACTTGGACTGCGGCCAAGACCGCCCATCTAGAGACACGCTTACTCGAGAAAAGGGCGATGGCGAATTGGTGCTGCAAGACCCACGACCGATGGCTGGATTTCCATTTTGGGAAAAGACAAAGTACATCTACACAACGCCCGGATTAGCGGTGCTGCATCCCTCGCGGGTTTGGCACGAGACCAACCCTTTTGATGGCACAGGGCATCGCAGCTTGCTGGCGGTGACCCTGCGCGTTGCTTCTCACAACTACGGCGATTTATACGTCAATCTTTGAAAGACACCATGTCACAGTTTCGAATCAAAACCCAAGCGCCAGATGGCAGTGAACCCGTCCTGCTCTACGACAACCAAACTAGCAGCCTAACCTGGGAGGATGGTCGACCCGTTGCCCCCGTGCAGCCGCGTCAGTACGGTGACGCCACTGTGGTGTCGGTGGATCAGCCCGGACTGAAGGGCGTTATCAAGACGCTCAAGGTCAGCCTGGGTCTGAGTTGCAACTACGAGTGCAACTACTGCTCACAGCGCTTTGTGCCTCATGCCGAATCCAGCAATCCCGATGACATTGAACCGTTTGTGGCTCAACTCACAGGCGCGCTGACTCAAGCGCCACAGCGCATCGAATTCTGGGGCGGTGAGCCGTTCGTCTATTGGAAAACGCTCAAACCTCTGGCCGAACGGCTGCGTGTGTTGTACCCGGATGCTGACTTCAACATCATCACCAACGGCTCTTTGCTCGATGAAGAAAAAAACCAATGGCTTGATGATCTGGGCTTCGGTGTTGGCATCAGTCACGATGGCCCGGGCTATCACGCGCGCGGCGCTGACCCGCTGGATGACCCAGACAAGCGCGCGGCCATCATGGACTTGTATGGCCGCCTTCAGCCGCAAGGGCGAATCAGCATCAACGCCATGATGCACAAAGACAACCCGAGCCGCGCTGCTGTGCAGAATTGGCTACGAGATCGCTTTGGGGAGGATGTGAGGATTGGCGAAGGGGCGTTCATCGACCCTTACGACGAGGGCGGCATGGCTGCAACGCTGAAGACCCAAGCTGAGCAGATTGGCTACCGCGCTACTGCCTTTGATGAATTGCGCACCGGCCGGGTCGGTAACTTTGATATTGCACGTCAGAAAATCAAGGGCTTTGTGGATTCAGTGAGGACCGCTCGGCCAGCCAGCGCCCTTGGTCAGAAGTGCGGCATGGACAAGACAGACAACATGGCAGTGGACCTCCATGGCAATGTTCTTACGTGCCAAAACGTGAGCGCTGCATCGACTGGCCCAAATGGTGAGAGTCACCTGATTGGCAAGCTCGATGACTTGGCAGGCGTGAAGATGAAGACCTCAACCCACTGGAGCCAACGTAAAGAATGCATCAGTTGCCCGGTGCTACAGATTTGCCAAGGCAGTTGTATGTTCTTGCATGGCCCATTGTGGGAAGCGGGCTGTGACGCCAGCTATTCAGACAACATCCCCTTCTTTTCGGCTGGCCTGGAGTACATGACGGGCTGCAAGCCGGTCTACATCGAGGGCGAGTTCCGTGAATCCCGCAAGGATATTTTTGGTCTGGTTCATGGAATTCCCAAGGAGCCAGTCAAGCGCGTGATTCCGATCCTTGCAGCGCAGCAAGCAGCCTAAGCCAGCCAATAAATCGTTTCATCAATCGCCCGCCTGGTTCACACCAGTGCGGGCTTTTTCTTTTTGGAGATGCCCATGACAGAAGAATCCACCAGCAACCACAGCGCTGACATCCTGAACCTGCGCCCGGAGGACCTTGATGAGTTGCTGACCCGCGCCGCCGAGCGGGGGGCCGAGCGCGCATTGGCCTGTCTTGGCCTTGAAAACGGCCACGCCGCCGCCGACATCCGCGACCTGCGGGGTCTCATCGATGCCTGGCGTGAAGCGCGCCGAACGGCCTGGCAAACCACGGTCAAGGTGCTGACTACCGGAGTGTTGGCTGCATTGCTGGTCGGCATCGCCATTAAGTTGCGTCTGATGGGAGGTCCCCAATGATCGAGACACTATTGGGTGGCTTGCTGGGCGGAGCGTTTCGCCTGGCTCCCGAGGTCCTGAAATGGTTCGACCGCCAAGGTGAGCGTGTCCACGAGTTGGCTATGCAGGACAAGGCGCTGGAGTTCGAGAAACTGCGCGGTGCCCAGCGCATGTCCGAGATCGGCGCGGCTGCCGACGGCGCATGGAACACCGGCGCAATCGAAACCATTCGCGATGCCGTGCGTTCTCAGGGTGAAAAAACCGGGGTGGCATGGGCTGATGCGCTTTCCAGCACTGTGCGCCCAGTGATCACCTACTGGTTCATGGCACTGTACTGTGCGGCGAAAACGGCAGCATTTGCGGCAGCCTCGTCTGCTGGTGCTGGTTGGGGGGACGCCATCCTGCACGCCTGGACTGATGCCGATCAGGCGCTTTGGGCTGGCGTTCTCAATTTCTGGTTCCTCGGACGCGTCTTTGATCGGGTGCGGTCATGACTGCTGTTCCCCAGGTGGCAATCGACCTCGCCAAGCGGTTCGAGGGCTTTTGCCGCGTGCCCAGAAATGATCCTGGACGGGCCTATCCGTACATTTGCCCGGCTGGGTTTTGGACGATTGGGTATGGCCACCTATGCGACCAATCGCATCCACCAATAACCGTGGTTGAGGGCGAAGCCTACCTGACGCAAGACATGCAGGTCGCTCTGAGAGCAACCCTACGTTACTGCCCTGTGTTGGCGACGGAGCCCGCTGGTCGTTTGGGCGCAATCGTCGACTTCACCTTTAATCTGGGAGCCGGCCGGCTGCAGACTTCTACTCTGAGACGTCGAATCAATCAGCGGGACTGGGTTGGCGTGGCCTTCGAACTTAGGCGGTGGGTGTACGGTGGTGGGAGAGTACTACCGGGGCTAGTTGCGCGGCGGGAGGCTGAATGCAGACTCATCCTGCAAGCCTCCAAGCATGTA